TTGTTGTACTTTCTCTGTATCCCATTCAGATGTACTCTTATCAAGACCTGAATGATCCTCAACCATCTGAGCGAAATATTCTAGTTTATCATCACTCATATTAGAGGGTAATGTAGCAGGATCTAAGATAACTAATGAAAAGAAGAAAAACCAAAGATCAATAATCTCCATTCTTGATTGCTCAATATCTACAGTACCATGTTTCCACCATTTGTAATCAGTATGTTCTAATAGTTCACCCGACTCAACAATCATTGCTCTGATAAAGTCTGGTCTAGACCTATCGTTTTCCCATGTAGGGTTAATGATAGTGTTTAGTTTTCTCTGTTGTTTTAATAAGTTAAGTACTTTCTGTTTCATTATATAATCCTATAGTTTCAATTAGTTTAGATGTCCAGTTATCACGTTGTTCAATAAAGATTTGTGGTTCTTCATTATCTACTGCTATTAGTGTTACTAATTGCTCTACAGGAATACCAGTACGCTCTTCAAACATAATAGCATATGCAGCTTCTTGTATAAAATAACCTTCACACCATTCTCTCTTCTTTAACCTAGCTGATGTCTTGAAATCAATAATAGATACTTTACCGTCCCATTCAGCAATACAATCTACTCTACCTGCTAAACCTAAATGAGTTGAATAGAGTGCTCCTTCTTGACATAATACGTTATCAATGTATCTATCGATAACAGATCTGATTGATATAAAGTTATCATGTATATTAGGTAAGAACCCATCAGAGTATTCTTTATCATTATCAATATACTTCTCAATGATTTCATGTACAGCTGTTCCTCTAGTGGATGCTTTATATGAAATCCTATTTGCTTTATCGTTACCTACTCTCTTTCTCCATTTTTCAATAGAGTCCTTCGATAAGATAGAAAGTACTGATGTTACAGATGGAAACGTTTCATGATTTGGTGTTTCATATAACCTAGTACCATCTTTGTATGTTACATTAAGGTCATCATAACCTAGTGGTATATTCAAATGCTTAAAATTCTTATATCTTTTCATAATATCAATATCCTAAATGCTCCTTAGAACAGATATAATCTCTAACAATATCTGATCTAACGATGTCTGCCCAAGTAAATTCAATAATCCTAAACCCCTTTAAGGTTTCTAATATATCTATAAAGTTTCTAACTCCTTGTCTTTCTGTTTTCTTATGTAGATCTGATTGATAATAATCACCACACATAATGAATCTACAATTCTTACCTATGCGTGTTATAACAGAATCGAGTTCATGGAAGTTACAGTTCTGTGATTCATCTATAACTAAAATAGCATTATTGAAAGTTTGCCCACGAACAAAAGAAGTTGAAAGAAACTCTATCTTCCCTATATGTAAAAGTATATTCCATGCATCATGTATATCTTTAAACATTTCAGTGCATAGACTTTTATATGGTAGTGCATAGACTTCTTTCTTTTCTTCTTCTGTTCCGGGCAAAAATCCAATATCCCTTGTACTTACAATTGACCTAACTATAATGACCTTATCATATCGTGTAGACTTATCAAGAACTTCTGATAATGCTAAATGTAGAGCAAGGTATGTTTTCCCTGTACCAGCAGATCCGGATAATATTAAGTTATCATTAGACTTCCATTTCTGTATAGCTTCCGTTTGTTTATCAGATAATGCATCAAGTGTTGTTAAATCATCATATCTAATCTTTAAGCTAGTAGCCAATCTTTATTTCCTTATTTTGTTGTTATAGTATTACCTCGTTGTGAGGCTCCTGCATTGATTTTCGATAATACTTCTTTAAATCCATCATCAGTACGTGATATAACATCACCAGTTTCATATACTATTTTAGGTGCTCCAATCACCTGCTTAACAAATCCCTGTACTTTACAATCAGGACAAGGATCATCTATCGGTTTATTTCTCTGCGAAATTGTACTAAACTTTTCAAAAGTTACATTACAATTAGAGCAGCTGTATTCATATGTTGGCATTAATTAATCATACTCCATTTGTTCTATTTGATCGGTTAAATAATCGTATTTACATTTTACACGGTATGCTAATTTAGAGTTTCCTTCTTTCTCTAATCTAAAGACTTGATGTTTAATATCTTTGTGATACTTCTTAATTCGTTGAAGTTGATGCATACTTATAATTGCCATTTGATACCTTTAAGATTGTTATAGGAATCATAATATAATACTATTCGGTGATAAGTCCTCCCCATACTGAGTTACAAAGTTTAACAGTTAATCCTTTATACTTACCCTTTAATGCTTTATCTTTCATTATAATAACTAATTCAGCGTCTTTAGGGTGTATAGACTCTAATAAATCAATAAGCATTCGTTCTTTTTTAACAACAGCTAGACTTTTACCTGCACCATCATCAACAAGGTATTTAAATGTTGATGTTTTATTAAATAATGATTCTGTTACGGCATTAACAGAACGAGGGGAATATGGTATATCCCCTTTAGGTATCCAATTAAACGTTAAAGTAGGATCAAACGAACCCTTTAATATATCCCTAATACCTAAACAATCATTAGCTTTAAGTAATGCTGCTTTGGCTTTAGCTGTTTTTGTTTTTCCTACAGCCTCAAGTAGTTCAAACATATGCTTATAATTTTCACTCATTCTATATCCTCTTTAAAAATCTTGTATACAATCCATTAACATTTTACATCTATTCTTAATTAGATAGTTTAATATCTTTGATCTAGATGCAATCTTTGTGCTATCATATTTACTTATAATACTTTCCTTTATCTCTTCTGGTACATACGAAAGATCAATTAACCTTCTATTACGATAATAGTTACGTTGTACCTCTACAGGCATTTCTGTAAAATGATCTAACCAGGCTGCAATCTTTTTCTTAGTCATTGGTTTTTGTCTAATACCATCAACTAAGAAGTTATCACCTGATAAGATATTAGGTACTCCATCAGATGTGTCACCCTTACATATATGCTCAAATAGATAATCGGGTGAAGAACCTGTAATAAACTTCTTTGTCATAGGAGAATATTGTTGGATATTAGTAGTACCTTCTTGAAGTTGAATAAAGTCTTTATCTGCTGATACAATCATTACCTTATCATGTTTACCAAACTCTTGAGTTTCAGCACATAAGACTCCAATAATATCATCCGCTTCAGCTTTATCAACTTTAATAACTTTGTACGGGAAGTTCTCTTTAATCTCATCAGTAACCTTATTAATAATTTCATACAACTTATCCCAATCCATTGTATCCTTATCTCTACTCTTCTTACGATTAGCTTTATATTGAGGGAAGTAGTCCTTTCTCCATGATCCACCTTCAAGTGCTATAACTACCTCTGGTCCATAATTATCCTTGAACTTTACATTATACATACGAATTGTATTAAGAATCATATGTCTGATTAAATCCTCTTGCAGATCTAATCGTTGTGTTATTACATTACCTACTGCTATACCATTATAATCTATAATTATCATTATTTACTCTCACATCTAATACATGATTTTTCTATTATATTTCTTGCTTTAGTAGCACACTTCCATCCATGTACACTAGCCCATCTACCTGGATCTAAATCTTTATAATGTTCAAAGAAATGTCTAATCTGGTTTAATGTTCTTTGTGGAACATCTTCAATATCATTCCAATCTTCATATAATCTATCAACAGGAACTGCTAATATCTTATTATCAGTACCTTCTTCATCTTCCATTTCTAATACACCTAATACTTTACATCTTGCAATACAGCCAGATAATAAAGGATAAGGTGATAGTACTAATACATCTACAGGATCACCATCTTCTGCTAAAGTTGCTGGTATGAATCCATAGTTACATGGATAATGCATTGCTGTATCTAGAAACCTATCTAGATACAATTCACCTGTCATATCATCTACTTCATACTTTACTGGATTAGACTCCATAGGAATCTCAATAGTTACATTTATCATTATATATCCTATATTATACTACAATTCGTTATTAATGTCAAGTGATTCTTTTAGTTTTTTTAAATGAGCTGCACGAACCTTTACCATTATCCAATCATTATAATATTCATCCTTTAGTAATACATCATGTTCAAACTGTAACTTAGCTTCAAAGTAAGCACATTCAGACTTGCTCTTACATAGTCTTAATATAGTTCTTGTGAATCTACTCTTATCTTTGTTTACTTCTAATAAAAGCTTTTCAGATGACCCATAATACTTTTGCCAATCAGATTCTCCCAAATACTTTTTCTTTTTACCTTTAACTTGTCGGGTTTTACGTGCCCAGAAGAACTTTTTACCAATGTACTTTTTACCACTTTCTGAATCCTGTATCTGATATACGAACCCGTACATTGTCTTGCTAGTACAGCCTTCCGGTAAGTTGTAAATCTTGTCTTCATATATCCATTCCCCACTCTCTTCCTTAATCCCATCTTTAACGGTATTATCCTTCTTCCCAATCTTTGGTGTAAATTCTTTGTCATTAATAATCTCCTTCATCGTCATCATCTAATCCATTATTTATTATATCTACTTTACCTGAGCAGAATGGGCAATATGATGGTAACACATTGTTCTCTTCATACACTTCAGAATACAGCACACCAAACTCTATATTACAATCAGGGCAATGCATATCAAATTCAGACTCAGGATCGTTATGAAGCATATACCTCTCCCCAAGCCCCTTTAAGTCCGCCTACTTCATATTCCGTAACACGATTCTCAAAGAAGTTAGTATGGTCAGGGGCATTTAATACCCAATCTAACCATGGTAATGGATTATCTTTTACTTCAAAGTTAGGCTTTAATCCAAGCTGTAATAGTCTACGATCAGCAATATGTCTAATATATAACTTAACATCTTCTTTTTGTAGACCTGCCATAGCAACACTAAAATCATTAGAAATATCACCATTATAAGCTAAGTCAATGAACCGATCTTCTAGTTCTACTACTTGTCTTAACATAGTATAAATCTCACGTTTGAAATCATCAGTTACTACTCTTGGGTGTTCTTCACAAAACCCTCTAAAGATTTGAGTCATACCATCAACGTGCATTGTTTCATCTCTTATAGACCATTCTACTACTTTACACATCCCTTTCATCTTACCGAATCTTTGAAAGTTTAGTAGCATTACAAATGATGCAAAGAGTGATATACCTTCAGAGAATACAGACTTAGCAACAGCAAGTGCAAGATTGGAATAATTAGAGTTGTCATTATCTCTCATGAATTCAACTTTATCAGCCATTTCTTTATACTCTAAGAATGCATGAAACTCAGATTCAGGTAATCCTAATGTATCATTCAATAGGGCATATGCTCTTTGATGTACACCTTCTCTTGATGCGAATGAACCTAACATATTACGAATCTCATTGTTCTTTAACTTAGGAATAAAGAAATCGTAATAGTTTTGACCTACAGCTACATCTGATTGTGTGAATAGTCTAAGTACCTGGATAATATAACTCTTTTCTTCTTGTGTTAATTTATCAGGGGATTTCCAATCAGACACATCATCAGATAAGTCAATCTCATCTTCAATCCAATGTGCTTGCTCATGTCTTTTAGTTAACTCTACTGCCCATGGATATCTAAATGGTTTATAAGATTCTGATGGAGTTGTCATTGTGACAGCCTTTTCAAAAAGAAACATTTCTTTATTGGCCATTAAGGTATCATAATTACCTAGATGCTTTCCGTCAACAACAATCTGAGGAACACTTCGAGCTCTCATATTAATCAAATCCTCCATATATGAGGGATCTTTTCCAATATCCTTTACTTCATATCTTACATTATGCCTATCAAACCACGCTTTGGTCATATCACAGAACGTACAATTTATTTTTGAGTATAATTCTATTTTCAATTTATATCCTCTTTCATGTTATTATATAACTTTATATATCCATTGTACTGTAAGCGACTTTCAAACATACTAATGCATTTATCTCTCCATTCCAGTAATGTACCTTGTGGTAAACATTCATTGACTTTATCAGTACCATAATATACAGCTAAGGGCATATAGATAGGTGCAACTTTATCAAAGAAGCCATACCTATTTCTATTTTTCTGTAAAAAAGGGTTAGGTACTAGTCCGGGTTCTATTAATTCGATTTTCCATAAATCAGACTGACAGAATATGTTACTCATAATTTTACTCCATACATAACAAAACAGAAAAGAAGTCCCCAATATACTATACCATATATCACAAGTACTATTGAGGTTTTATTAACACTCATTTTTCAGCTGGTAAATACTTAGGTATACTATGTAACTCTTTATGAGACTCATGTTCATCAATTGGTCTTTTAAAGTTACTAGGTCCACCATCTAAGAAAAATGAATCATATTCGGATAATTCTTTTACTTTTTTAGGATATGGGATACAAAGTACTTCTGCCATTGCATCATATTGATCACCAGATACTTGTGTACAGAATTGAAGTACATTTGTCTTTTTATTATATATCCATCCGTGTGTTCCGGAAGGAGCTTTAGTAGCGACTTCGTCTTCTGCCGCCCATGTTTTAAGTGGTTGAACTAACAACCATACTGCCAATATAGCCCAGAATACAGCTAGTGCCCATCCTGCCATTTCACGATTTATCATTTTTCCTCCATTTATAAAATTTAATTAATCTTTCATCACATTTACAACATGATGTACCACAACCTTTTACATTATCTACTATCTCTATGGATCCTTTAGATACCCATTTGTCTAACATCATTTCTATAACCTTTGACTCAACATGAAAATGATTAACTAAATCAATTAATGCAACCGTATTATGTTGTCTTATATATTGTTTTAGTTCTAGTAAAATCATAACACAAAAGATTCCCCACACCCACACGAGTCCTTATTAGGTATAGTTACTTTAAATGAGGGACTAAACGGTTCTCCTGTATAATCTATTATAGCATCTTTCATATGTTCTATTGTAACACTATCTATAACAAACATGCAAGGGCAATCTTCTTGTTCAGCTGCCACACCACCCATAGTTCCTGGTGTACATGACCGCCAGATTATAATATCCTTTTCAGGATCAATCTTATCTATAACTTCCCATTTACTTATAAGACCAGAACAACCACCAGAGTTTAAAGAGTATCGTATAATACCTCCAATTTCCTTAAATTGCTTTTTTGCTGAGTCACTTATATTCATTTATAATAGTTGTTATCTGATTTACCTCAGAATCACTAAACACTTTATTTCCAAGTACATGGGGTAATAAAGTTAATAATCCTATTACTATCATTAAACTAAAGGTTAATCCTACTCTTAATACCCATTTCATATCTTCTCCTATTGGTTAAAATCTGCATCTGATGGTTTGTGACGTATGTTTTCAATACGTTTTGGGCTCATCATACCCATATTCTTTGAATCTGAATGTTTACGTCTTCCATTATTGTTACCCATCCATCTAAGATCGGTACAAAGACAACATTTAACATTACGTTTAGATTTTTTACGTTTATAATTCAAATTATATCTCCTAAAGTTATTTGGTGGGCCCGGTAGGACTCGAACCTACGACCTGCCGATTATGAGTCGGATGCTCTAACCAACTGAGCTACAGGCCCAATTAATTAAAATAAATCTATGTTAGACTCGTATATACCAATTATTAATGCTGAGTTGTCTACAATATAATTATCAATTTCTACAGTCTCTGATGCTAATCGAAGAAGAGATGCCCTTGTTGCTGTATTTGTATTAAGTAGGTTTACATAATAGTCTATAATCTCAGTCGATCCTTCATACCCCGAAAAATTGTACCATACATTCTCAACAAAGGTCTTTTGACTAGAATCCTCATAATAAGAATCAGTCCAACTACTTTCTTCAACCCAATCAAAAATATCTTTAGAAGCAGTTTTATAATCTCTATCTAG